CAGGTCGGTCGTACCCGTAATGACGACTCGGAACTGCAGTAGCGGATCGCCGCCGTCGAGGACCGGCGTGTCTTGCTGGAACGCTTGCCACACACCGTCCACCATCACTTCGTAGTGCAGATCGCACGCCGCTGGGATGATGTGCTCGGCAAGCACGTCTACGCCGCCAATGCCGCCGGGGAGTTGGAGCGGCGCAAGGTTGATCTCGTAGCGGAGCTGACCGCCCGGGCTCGACTGATCGCCCCAGCGTCCCCAGGTGCAGAAATGCAACCGGAACCGCATGACGCGCGGACCGCCCGACCAAGCGCGGAACGTCGATCCGTCGTTGTACCAAAAATGGCCTTGGCACACTTGGTAGGCCGCATCGTTGTCACAAAACGAGAACTCGTGATCGAACGTCGAGTGGACGTGGATGCCGAAGTGCTGGCCCTGCGTCAGGAACACCGGCGGGAAGTTGATGCGGACTGGCCAGACATAGGTCGGGATCACGTTGTAAGTCGGTAGGCTCATCCAGAACAGGCCGCCCAGGATGACTGTAATCACGTCCTCGACGATGATGTCGCCTGCGTAAACCGGCTGGCCGTAGCAGGTCTGGACGCTCGCAGCGTCGAGCACAGCACGCCGTAGCGACTGGTTGCCTTGGTCTGGTGTGGCGTCCTCCATGCAGCCCGAGATGATGAGCGACAGTGGCTGGTAGAGCTGCCGATGCGAGAATAGCGTGATGCCGGAAAGCCAGCCGTCCTGCGCGTTGTAGAACGTTTGGCAGCCGTGGTTACCGCTGTGGCTGAAGTCGGTGTAAACCTTGGCCCAGTGATGGGGCTCGACCCAGTCGCGCCAGTAGTGATTCCAACGATCGTAGCCATGGCGAGGCCAATACAGGCTCTGCTCGTTGTGAATCATCGTTTCCTGCCACTCGACCTGCTCCCACGTTTCGGTCGTGAAGCTAAGGATGTGGTAAGTCGGATCGCGCTGAGCTTCGAACCACCAGACGCTCGCCGCAGGCCACGGCACAAAACTCGGGCCGAACCGGAACCGCCAGCGTGACGGTGTCAGCTGACGCACCGGAAAGTTCCAGAACCCCCACGTCAAAATTCTGACCGGTGTCCAAGGCTTGTCCGGGAACGAACAATCATAGCGTACACGCGCGCCCGAGGGCTTGGGCAGCACAAACCCGTCGAACGCTTGGATCACGCGCTCGGCTGGATTGAGGAGCTGCAGCGGGCCGCTCCAGCCGACGCCACCGGGCGGAAAACGCAATCCCTCCTCGATCCGGGCCGAATACGCCCCGCTCACGTTGGCCGCCAGATCGCTCTCGTCCTCATCCAAGAAACGGTCGGTGCCGTACCACTGGAACGCCTCCGGCCTGTGCGCGTAGGTCCACAGTTCGTTGACCAGATCGACCAACTGCTGGAACTGGGTCAGCAACGTGTAGAGCAGCATCTGGCTCGCGAGGTTGGCCAAGTCCGTGCGCAGGGTGTCGATCATGCCCTGCGCAACGCCGCGCCAAGCCTCCATCTGCGCGAGCCGCGCTGCCACCAGCTCGAGGTTGTCGAGCTGGGTGTCCGTCACCTGCGTGAACGAGATGATCCCGGTCGGATCGCACAGCACATAGCCAATCAGCAGGTAGGTCGCCTCCACCCCAGGGAACTGCGGGTCGGCGCTCTCGTTGCCGGCGACCGTTGAGATGTTGCAGTAGCGCGTGCGTTGCATTGCCACCGATTGCGGCTCTGCCATGCCGGTGTCGGCGTCGATCAGGAAGTTTCTGGGCTGGATGTCCTCATCGATCGTCTGGCCCCACGCCACCACCGCGAAATACTTTCGCGCCGTGACGGGAAGCTGGTTGTAGAGGTCGATGCTGACCTCATCCTCACGCGCGTACACCGCGCCGCCGCTGTAGAGCCGCCCCTGCGATGTCTTGATCGTCGTCTGCGCCGCCTTGGTCAGTGTGAAGCCGCTGTACGCCTTGGCGGGATTGATTGCGTCAAGGACGACGTGATCGAGGCTCTGCTGGACCCAGCCCTGCTGGTTAAGGAAGTCTTCGGCTTGAAGCTCCTGGTTGTCACGGAAAACCACCATCTTTTCCATGGCTTAGCTCCCCTTCTGGATGTGTGCTATAAAGTCTAGACGTACTTCCGTCTTCTCCATCGGGAAGCTCCTTGAGAAAGGCATGAGCGATGTATCGCTACGAGATCGCACCAGACGCGCTGACCGAGCACTTCTTCGCTGGACCACCTGGTCGGTACAAGTTGAGTCGCGCTGAACGGAAACGTCAGTCCTGGCGCGCATATTACGAGCGCAACCAAGAGGCCATGGTCGAGCGCGCTACCGCATGGGCGAAAGAGAACCCAGCTCGCCGCAGAGCCATCAATGCTGCGCGCTATTCGACGCCGGAGCGCAGAGAGATCACCGCCGCTGCCACGAAACGATGGGCCGAACAGAATCCCGAAAAATGGGCAGAGACCAGACACCGTGCCCAGTTCATTTTCCGTCTTAAGAAGTATGGCCTGACGCTCGAACAGTACGCCGCGATGTTAGAGGCGCAAGGAAACTGCTGCGCGATCTGCAAGTCCACGACCAACTACGTTCGCAGCGGCATGCAAGGCGCGAAGTCGAAGGGCAAGGGCTGGGCGAGCACCAAGCGCATCGGCTTCGCAGGGTGGTGCGTCGACCACGACCACGAGACCAACCAGGTGCGTGGCATTCTTTGCTCGACCTGCAACATCGCGATTGGTGCCGCGCAGGACGATCCCGATCTGCTAATCACCATGGCCGCGTACTTGCAGAGCTTCAAAGGCTAGTTCTCGGTCTGCTCGCCGACGTAGTGACGCCCGTCTGGGACGCGCACGTCGCGGAGCTGGATGGTCCTGGTCACGGTCGTGTCGACAAGGATCGTGTCGCGAACGGCCATGCTGGCGCGCACGCCCCGCAGCAATCGCGGGATCGCTTCATTCTGTTTCGGTCGGAAGAACCCGCGTAGGTAGCGCGTGGTTGAAACGTAGAACTGCGGCATGTCAGCCGTGATCTTGATCAGCGCCTCCGCCGTGTACTTGTGGATGCCAAAGCGGCAAGCCCCCATGTAGTACGACGCCGCACGCTGGTCCGGCGCTCGGTCGGCATCAAACAAGTAGAACCGCTCGTACATGAACTGCCACGCATTGGAGCGCGGCAAGAACTTGCCTGTTGGCCGTCCTCCGCGCACACGCGTCAGCCCGAGCTCTGGCGAGCCCGTGCTGAAATCGCGCGGAACGATCTGTTGGATTGGCATGTGTTTTAGAAGTTATGGGTCAGGACGGGCGCGCCGAGGACCGGCGAGCCGACCGTCATGTTGACCGTGCGGATTGCATAGCCAGGACGCGTGAATGTTGGCGCGGAAACGATGATCGCAAACGAGTTGAGCTTGTGGCCCTGCTTGAACACAGGAACCGTGAACGTCGGATGTCCCGCCGACGCAGGAGCGGCAAACGCCGAGTACCGCAGCAACGCCGTTCCGAACACCGGAGACGATGTGTTCAGGTTTGTCGCGTTCTTCATGCGGTAGCCCGGTTCGCCGAACCACAGCATCGACGTCACTAGGTTGTTCGCCACGATCACGTGACGCTGCTTGAGCACACCGACGCCGATCACGGGCGAGTTGACTTCCAAGTCATCGCCGGCAAAGCCCTTGGCGGTTGCGCGGCCGAACTGCGGCGGGCCTACCTCAAGCGACGACGCCACGAGATGAGAACATAGCTTGGACGGCCGCGACAGGTACTCACCCCTTGCCGCATACAGCTCGGTCGGTCTGCGCGGATGCCGGATCGCAACGTATTCCGGCCGCACATTCAGCAGCTCCTCCTGCGGGAAGATCGTTTGGTATTGTGCCTTCCCTTGGTAGAAATCGAGGAAGCCACTGCGCCCGATGCTGATCGTCCGGAGTGGAAGCTGGACCCCAAGGAAGATGCCGTATTTGCCCGCGCCGCCGAGGAACTTGCCGCTCTCGCCAATGAAATAGTTCGGCCGCTTCTCCAGCGGCAGGATCACCTCTTCGTCATACTGCGAGACACCCGGCGTGTAGCCCCAGCCGGCGCCGGGACCCATGTTGATCTTCTCGACCTTGCGGATCGTTAGGGTCGTTTCGACTCCGGTCCGCGGCTCGTAAATCGTTGCCGTCCGCGTGTACTTGCCGCCCGCGTCTTGCACGGTCGGGTACAGCTTCCAGTTCGGGCCAAGGAACGATCCGTTTTTCTGAAAGATGCGGTTGAGCCCGGTGCCGTCGTAGTGCTTGCCGGTAAAGCACAGCCATCGAAGCTGCTCGCGCGCGACATACGGGTAGATGCGGAGCTGAGGAAAGCGGGCGACGTAGGCAGCACGCTCTTCAGCCGTTTGCTTCTTCGTGCCATATGCGCGCGCGGGAGGAACGACACAGCGTTTGACATGACCACGAACCGCCGAGACGAACTCGTCCAAGCCTGCGCGCTTGCCCCTGACCGACTTCAGGTACCACTGGCGAGCGACCCAGTTGCGCCGGAACGTTTCATCCCAGTAGTTCTCCCACAGGTTGACGCCCATCGCCCAAGCGAGAAACGGCAGGTGCTCAAACGCGACCTGCCACGGATTCCACTGGTCGATGATCGCTTCCGCATAGATGTCCATCAACCGTTCGGCATCGGTGTCGGCGGCAGCTTTCTCGAACCCGGTCGCCGATCGGTACAGCGTCAGCGCACCAGGATTCGCGATCCGCTCAGCCGGCGGAATCTCGAACGGGTCGGGGTAGTCGTTCTCGACCGGGTACAGTTCAGCCATGGATCGGAGCGCCGAACACTTTCCATCCTAGCAACAAGAACAGCACAAACAGCAAGAGCGTGCTGCCGAGCGCGCCGTAAGGTCCGATGTAGCCGAAGTGAACGATCAGTCCGAACACGAACCAGATCAGCATCAGAATCCAGAAACAAAGGCCCAGGGTCATGTCTTGCCTCCCTCTTTAACGCAGACCCACCGATCAGTGCTAAGCACGCTCACTTGGTCCTCCGGACAATACTTGCCGTGATCTAGCAGCAGCACGATGGCGACCGCGATCAGTACCGCGATCAAAGCCGCGATCACAGTGCGGACCGCGACGCTCACTCGCCGACGCCCGTCCATGTGATGTCGATGTGCGTCACCCACACTACGCTGTCCTGGCCGACGACGACGTCGCCTTGAGGCTGCTTGATGACCCGGTTGTATACGCCACCAGCATCGGTCAGCACGCCGTCGATGTTCATGATCGTGTGATCGTAGCCCAGCCATCGCTGCTTCTCGACCAACTGCATCAACCCCGTCACAACGTTGGTCAGCACGCCAGCAAGGTCGTAGCCAGGGAACGTCTTCAACGAGATGTCGTAGCGGGTCTGGTACACCTTCGGCCGCGCAATGACGATCTCGTCCGTTAAGCCTTTGCGTGTGTCGGCGATGATGTACTTGTAGACCTCGAGGATTTGGTCGTTCGTAGGGATCGGCGGCGGGCCCGGATTGATCTCGAATGACACCTTGAGTGGATCGATCAGCCCGGTCTTGATCTGCTTCTGAACAATGAACAACACCTGTTGCTCAGACAGCGCCAACGTTGGGATGTTGACGAGGATCGGGATCGTCACAATACCGGTGCCGCGCGTGGTAAACGCGGCCGCGTCCCGCAACACGTTCGCCCCTAAAGCGCTCAGCGCATAAAAAGCATAGCTCTCCGTCGTTCCATGTGGGCCGAGGATGTTTGGGCTCAACCAGATGCGGCGGCGGTAGTTGTCGTCGCTCTCGCCCGGTTGCCTCGGAACGCCGCCCGGGTAGCGCGAAGCAATGCCGTCTAGGTTAGTGCCAAACGAGAACGCGAGCATCACAGCGCGCGCGGCTTGGTTAACCCTGTCCCGCAGCATCAGCTCGAAATAAGCCGCGTTCTCCGTCAGGATTTTGATCGGATCGAACTCGAGCTGCGCTATGTCGTACTGTGCAGCGTTTGGCGGGTCTTCCTCAGCCCAACGCAATTTGAACCGCAGCATGCGGTCGTCGATGATCTTGTCGGTGTCGATGGTCTCCAACACCGACGGGCGCTGCAGCAGCTCCGGCTGGATGACCGGAAAGCGCGACGGGGTCGGGGTAACCAAGGTTACCATGTCAGCTCACCTGTCCGCCGAGCGCCGGGTCCCATATTTCGCCACCACGGCTCAGCAGCGTGTTGGCCCGGCGGATGTAGGGCGACGGATCACCCAGATGAGCGCGCGGGCGGTAGTTGCCCTCGGTGCGGAAGAACACGTGGCCGAGCCTGAACTCCCCCGCCACGTCGAACGTCTCGGTCGGCTGCCATTGCTCGATCGCGGTGTCCATGAAGAACACCGTCTGGATGCGGTAGTTCGGTTCCCACAGCTCGATGCTTTCTGCCATCGCCCAGTGGAAGCGCGTGATGATCCGCGGCACCGCGATCTCGCCCAGGATGTGAGGGACGTAGGAGCCCACCCACCGCCGCAAGATGCGCTCATGGAAACCAGTGGCGAAGATCACTTTCATCGATTGCTCGACGTGATCCCAGCCCTGCATCAGCATGCCGGTTTCGCGGTTCACGCCGTTGCGGACCGGCGCGATGATGCTTTTCTGGTTGAGTAGGTCCGGCCAGATCGCGTTGACGACACGGTAATAGCGCGAGGCCTGCTCGTTCTCCGCCCGTATTTCGCCGGGCTGCGGCAGGTAGCCGCCGGCGAGGTCGGCCGGGAGCGTCATGGCGAGCTGCTACTTCTTCTTCGGAGCGGCCTGCGCCTGCGCGTCCGGTGCCGCCTCAACCTTCTTGATCGAGCCGCTGTCGAGGTAAAACCGTGCCTGATCCTCGGTCAGCTTAACGAACTCCTTGCCAGACTTCTTGTAGACCTTGCCGCCGGCAAGCTCGCCGTTCAGGTCGGGCTCGTGGTGCGGGTCAAGCACTTCGTACTCGAGCAACGGCGCGGCAGGCACGCCGGCCTGCTTCACCAGATGCATGATGCGGTTTGAAACTCCTACCATGGCAAGCTCCTATGCCTCGTCGTGATTCGGGACCGGATCGTCCGGCGAGTCTTTGATGACCCACGGTTTGTTGACGTAGTTCTGGCCGTCCTTGGCGTGGACGTAGTTGTCGATCTTCGACTTGATCAGGTTCTTTTTGTCCTTCTCGGACACGAAGTAGTTGTCCTTCCCTGCCCTGATCTTGGCGCCCTTCTCGTGCGCGGCGTAGCGAACCGCGCTGTCGCCGTCGCCGATCTTGGCCGTGTGGCCCATCTTCTCGTGCATCGAGACGGCCATCGCCTTCTCTTCTTTTTTCTGCTCGCCCTGCTTGCCCTGCTGCTGGCCGCCTTTTGGGTTGAGGCCACCGCCTCCGGCGCCGCCCTGAGAGCCGCTGCTGGTCTGGGACTTGCCCGATTGCGGCGTCCACTTCTCCAGCTTCTCGTCTTCCTTGACGAGGTAGTTGGTCCAGTAGTGCTCCTTCTCCTGCTTCTGCTGTTGGCCGCCGCCGCTGCTGCCCTGATTGCCGCCACTACCGCCGCTGCCCTGCTGCTGCTCGTCCTCTCCGCCGTGCGTGGCGGAACGAAACTTCTTGCCCACCGACTGTGACGGTCCATTGGTCTGCGGCGCGTGCTTTGGCTGTGGCGCGTGATCAGCCTCGCCTTGCGCCGAAAACGTGCCCTGCCGGAACGAGCCCTGGATGACGCCGTTCTGTCCCGGTTTGAGCGATGACTGCGAGCGCTCCTGGCCGCTGCGCTGTTCCTGCGTGCTCATCCACGGGCTCAACCACTCCGAGCCGTCCGGCCGGATGCCCATGATGCAGCGCACCTTGCGCTCGCCGCCTTCTTCCTTGACCTCCTTGATCGTGCATTGCCGGTTGGTCTCTACGCCATTGTTGCGGTTCGCCTCCGCAGACCGCTGCAACAGCCGCTGGTAAGGACTCGTCATTTTGCCCTCTTCTTCACCGCCTTGATCGAAACCTTCAGCTCGCCGGCAATGGCGTCCGCAAGACCCTTGGCCGTGTACATCTCCTGTTCGCCAGCTCCGAACGTCACTCGCAACCGCCGCTTGTTGGCGAACGGCGTCAGCACACAGCGGCAGTTCGGATGGATCAGGTTGGTGCGGAAGCCCGGAGCTGGCCCAGTTGCTGGCTCAAAGTTCTTCCACTTCGCCACCATCGTGTCGATGTCGGCCATCGTGTATGGCCCAGACGCAGCCGCCTGTTCACACACTTCGCACGAGAACCTGTCGTGCATCGTCGTGATGTTGACGAGCACCTGCTTGTCGAACTGGTTCTGATCGCGTGTTGCCCACGGCCGCGACCAGTCTCCCGATGGTGGCAGGATTCCACTTGCATCCATCGACCATTCGAGCCTGCGCGGCGTCGCGCGCGTGACAACGATGGTCGCCATTACCTCGTGGACTTGCAGGTCGGCCTTGTCGGCAATCTTGGCCGCAGTCCTTTCCAACACGCCATCGCCGTAGGTGTTGAGCCCGCGCGCGATCGCAGCGTTCGTCACCTTTGGTATTTCCTCGATGTACCGCGCCCAGTTGAGCATGTCCTCGGCGTCGACCTTGTAGGTCGGGATCATGGAATCCGCGTCACCTTCGGCACCGAGAACTGCGGCCGCCCAACTGTCACGTCGTACGGCGCAGGCAACTCGAACGGGTTGTCGTCCACGAGGTCTAGCTTCTCAAGGTCATAGATGCGCTCATGCATCCCCATCTCTTCCAGCGGCGGCTGCTCGACGTTGAGCTCTACGCCCGGTTCGCCCCACGGAGGCGGCACACCGTCCGGCTGGATGTTCTTGATCGACTGCCGCGAGCCGCCAATGTACGCAGCGGCGATCAGCCAAGCGGAATGCGGGTCGCTCTCCACGATCAGCTTCTCCACTGTCCGCGCACGATCGGCGACGTTGACCGGCGCAAGGCTCGATTTGCCCAATCGGATGAAATCGTGCACCGGGTGAACGTCCGGCGGCACTACACCGGGCGCGATCTCATAGATCGTTTGGAGCTCGTACACTGTGCGCCTCGCGGCGAACTTAACGCCAGAACCCTGACCGCCGCGCCGGGACGGTACGCGCAACACGCGCGGCGCAAACCGCTTCAACAGCTCTCCCCACACCGAATCCGGGTCGCCCCACAACGCGGCCATAATCTGGCCGTCCATCACGTCGCAGGCCCATTCGAGGCCTTCGTCCGTAGCGGAAAACCGCACGCTGATTTCTTCGGTGTTCGGAAGCGCGACAGCTGACGCAACGCCCATTTCGATTGCGAGCTGCATCTTGCGGCCGATGCCCGAATACATCTCGGCCATCGAGGCAGGAGTTCTGTCGTCAGTGTCCGTATAGACGACTATGTATGGCTTGTCGGCCTTGCCTTGAATCGCCTCGGCCATCGACTGCAAATCGGAGTCGAACACGTTGGCTCCGGCCCACGTCCGATCCCGGAGCGCGGCGACGGCGCAGCTCCTGATGATCGGACGCAGCAGGCTCACGTGACAGGCGTCACTTCAGTGTTGGCAGCGATGGCAGCGCTCAACGCGGCAGCGCTCGACTGCAACTGCTGGGTCAACACCTGGATCGCCGCGTTGTCGCCCGAGTTGTTCGCCTCCTCCAACTGGCGGGCGATGCCCTGGATCAACTGAATCCCCGACTGCTCCAAGTTGGTGTTCATCTCAACTTGCGCCTTCAGATCGTCCAACGCGCTCATGATCTTTTCCTCGCTCTTGCTCGGTTTGGTTTGGTTGAAAAGGACCTGATCCAACTTGGCCATGATCGCGTCGTAGTCGGCCTTGCTCCAGTAGAACGCGCCGAACAACTGCGCCATCACAGCGTGCTCTCTTGAATCCGCGAAACGTAAACCTGTGGCCGTCCTGTCTTCGACGGCATTGGGTGGTCGATCATGTACCACTCGTTGCGGTCGGGAAAATACACCCGGTCGCCTTGCTGAAGGTCGCTCAGCTTGTACGGCAGCAGGTTGTACTCGGTGATCGAGAACCACGTCGTCGTGTCCAAGTATGTTGCCGTCATGCCCTGCGCGCCCGAACCCGCCTCGCCCGATGCTGCCGCGCCCGGCATGACGAGCGCCGCTCGCGTGTCCAACGGCGGTCGAGCTGGATCGGGTTGCCCGTCGTCGTCGATCCCCACCGGGCCCCATGGAACGTACCGCATCGGCTCAGCGAAGAAGTCGTCGACGATGCTGTCCATCATCACCTGCGGGCCGCGCCAGAACACCATGGCTCAGCCCCACTGTCCGCGTGTCGTGCGCGGGCGAACCTTCGCCGCCTCCCTCATGTTCGCCCTCGTGCTCTCGCGAAAGTCACTGTCTTGCCACTTCGCCTTGATCGCTGCGCTGTGCTTCGCGCGCGCCGCCGGATCGAGCCAGCGCGACTTGAGCGCATGCGCGGCGTGAAACGGTTTATTCCAAAGGTCCTTGTGCTTCGCGATCATAGCCGCTTCCAGCTTGAACGCTCCGCGCTCGTCCAGGTCGTCGCGGAAGAGGATGTATTCGATGCCGCGTCCGTCTCGCAGCGCCGCGCTCAGTT